GGTCTTTTTTTCGCCGTCCAAAATGGCGAAAAAGCCTAGCAAATTACGCAAAGTCGGACGGCCGGCGCTATCGACGGCCGAGAAAATCAAACGCGGCACGATCCGTCCGTGTCGCGAAAAAAAGAAACCCGTCGCGACCCGCACGCGAACGCGTGCGAAAAACCAGCAGACCCGCACGGTACCCCGGCGCTACGTCGTGGTGGCCGATGCGTATTGCCGTGATGTCCTGGCCGGGACGATCGTCGCGTGCAAGTGGACGCAGCTCGCGTGCCGGCGGTTTCAGCGGATGCGCGCCGGCCGGTCGTTCGCCTGGTCGCCGGAGGAGGTGCAGCGGGTCTGCGCGTTCGTCGAGCGCCTGCCGCATGTGGAGGGCCGCTGGGCGACGCCGACGATCACGCTGGCGCCGTGGCAGGTGTTCATCCTCGCCGCGGTCTACGGGTTCCGCAAGGTCGACGGGTCGCGGCTGGTGACGACGGTGTTTTTTCAGGTCGCGCGCAAGAGTGCGAAATCGACCCTCGTGGCGGCCTGCGCGCTCTATCACCTGGTGGTCGAGCGCGAGCCCGGCGGGCAAGTGGTCTGCGGCGCGTCGACCGGCAGCCAGGCGCGGATCGTGTTTTCGATCATGCAGCGGATGATCCGGCGTGCGGCGTGGCTGCGCCAGGCGGGCCTCCAGGTATTCGCGAACGCGATCACGTTCGACCCGACCGGCGGCTATGCGAAACCGATCAACGCCAAAAGCTCGACCCAAGACGGGCTGAATCCGTCGTTCATCAGCCTGGACGAGTCGCACGCGCAGGATTTCACCCTGCACGACGTGCTCAAGAGCGCGCAGGGCTCGCGCGTGGCGCCGATGCTGATGGCGCCGACGACGGCGGGCTATTCGCTGGTCAGCGTTGGCTACGCGCTGCGCGCGACCGCCCAGAAGGTGCTCGACGGGGTGATCGAGGCCGATCACCTGTTCTGCGTGCTGTTCGAGCTGGACGAGGGCGACGACTGGAAAGACGAAACCGTGTGGGTCAAGAGCGCGCCGATGATCGGCACGACGCCGACGCTGGAGTACGTGCGGCGCTACCGCGACGACGCCATCGCGACGCCCGGGATGCAGGGCGAATTTGAGGTCAAGATCGCCAATCGCTGGCTGCATTCGGCGTCGACCTGGTTGCCGATTGCGGCCTGGCAGCGGTGCGCCGACCCGACGCTGACGCTGGACGCGTTCGAGCACGAGCCCTGCTGGATTGGCGTCGACCTCGCGGAGCGCGACGACATCGCCGCGGTTGCGCTGGTGTTCAAACGCGGGCCGCTGGTCTACGTGTTCGTCCGCGGCTATCTGCCGGCGCTGGTGGTCGCGGAGCGCGCCCAGGCCGTGCCGCACTACCGGCAATGGGTCGCCGACCGGGAACTGATCGTCACCGACGGCAACATGACCGACTACGCGCTGATCGAGGCTGATCTGCGCGCGGACTGCGAGCGGTTCGAGGTCAAGGACATCGTGATCGAGCGGTACGGCGCGCTGCACCTGGCGGCCAACCTGGTCGCGAGCGGCCTGCCGGCCTACATCGAAAGCAAAAACGCCAAGGTGTTTACGCCGCCGGCGAAGGATCTCGAAGTGCGGATCAAGACACAGCAGATCCGCCACACCGGCAGCAGTTTTCTGACCTGGCAGATCTCGAACGTCTGCGTCGAGCGGCGGCGCGACGGGTCGCTGCTGCCGACGAAAGACGCCGCGCTGAGCCCGAACAAAATCGACGCGGTCGACGCGATTCTCCTGGGCCTGTCGCGGATGCTGGTGAGCAGTACCGCGGCGCCGGCCGAAGTCGGGATCTATATCTTCGGCGGGGCGGCGTGAAACGCAAGCCGGGTCGGCCGCCGCTCGATCCCGCCGACCCGTCGGTCGCGGTCTACTTTCGGATCCCGTCGAAGGAATACGCCGCGCTGTGGAAACGGGCGACGCAGGCCCGCTGCACGGTGCCGGAACAGATTCGGCGCGTGCTGACCGGGCGCCGGTATTTAGGCACTTAAATTCACGGGCCGTGCCGGTTGGCGCGTAGACTGCCGGGCCAATGCTCACCAGGGCCTGGTCGACGCTCGACATCAAGTCGTTCGACGCCGACGCGCGCGAGATCGAGGGCATCGCCTCGACGCCGACGACCGATCGCCGCGGCGACATCGTCGAGTCGAGCGGCGCGCAGTTCACGCTGCCGATCCCGCTGCTCTGGCAGCACGACCCCGGGAAACCCGTCGGCGAAGTGTTCGCGGCCTCCGTCACGCCGGCCGGGATCGCCATCAAGGCGCGGTTTACCAAGGTCGAAGAGCCCGGCGCGCTGCGCGACCGGCTCGACGAGGCGTGGCAGTCGGTCAAGGCGCGGCTGGTGCGCGGCCTGTCGATCGGATTCAAGCCGCTCGACCTGGTGCCGATCACCAAAGGCGACCCCTTCGGCGGGTTCCATATCAAGCGGTGGTTGTGGGCGGAACTGTCGGCGGTGACGCTGCCGATCAATACCGACGCGACGATCCTCAACATCAAATCGGCCGCGCTCGGCCTGACTCTGCCCGGCGTTACGGGCGCCCGTCCTGAGATCCGACCCATGCAGACCTATTCCGAACAGATCGCCGCGCTCGAAACCAGCCGCGCGGCCGCGCTCGCCAGCATGACCGACCTGATGACGCAGGCGACCAGCAAGGGCACGACGCTCGACCCGACGCAGGCGTCGGAGTACGACGCCCAGTCGATCCGCGTGAAATCGATCGACGCCGACCTGACGCGCGTCCGTGAGCTGGAGTCGTTCAACGTGGCGCACGCCGTGGCGGTGCCCGGGCCGCCGACGCCGCGGCCGGTGATTCAGGTGCGCGCCAACGTGCCGAAGGGCACGGCGTTCGTGCGCGCGGCCTGCGCGCTGCTGGCGTGCAAGGGCAACCGCCATGAGGCCGCCCAGTACGCGGCGCAGTGGAATGACTCGACCCCGGAGGTCGCGCTCTACCTGAAGGCCGCCGTCGCCCCCGGCACGACGACGGACGCCACCTGGGCGGCGCCGCTGGTCAACCCGACCCTGGTGAGCGATTTCCTGGAACTGCTGCGCGCGGCCACCGTCGTCGACCGCATCGTGAATCTGCGGAAAGTGCCGTTCAACTGCAAGGTGCCCAGCCAGACCGCCGGCGGCACCTACGGCTGGGTCGGGGAAATGAAGCCGAAGCCCGTGACCAAGCTGGCCTTTACCGCGGACAGCCTGGGGATCAACAAAGTCGCCGGGATCATCGTGCTGACCGACGAACTGGTCCGGCTGTCGAATCCCAGCGCCGAGGACCTGGCGCGGAAGGACATGATCGCCGGGATCGCCGCGTTCATCGATCAGCAGTTTCTCGACCCGGCCGTCGCCGCCGTCGCCGGCGTCAACCCGGGATCGATCACCAATGGCGCCCCGACCGCCGCGGCGACGACCAACCCCCTGGCCGACATCATGGGGCTGATCAATCACTTCGCGACCAACAACATCCCGGTCGATGGCCTCGCGATCGTGATGTCGCCGTCGAATGCGCTGTCGCTGTCGTTCCGCACGACGCTCGACGGCTCGCCGGTGTTCCCGGGCCTGACGATGGACGGCGGGAACTACAAGGGGATCCAGTTCATCACCAGCAACGTCGCTGGGACCAACGTCGTGGCGCTCCAGCCGCAATACGTCCTGATGGCGGATGAGGGCGGCGTGACGATCGATGCGTCGCGCGAAGCCTCGCTGCAGATGGACAGCGCGCCGGCGTCGCCGGCCGATGCGACGACCGTGATGGTGTCGCTCTGGCAGATGAACTGCGTCGGCCTGCGCGCGGAGCGGTTCATCACCTGGAAGCGCGCCAACGCCAACGCGGTCAAGTACCTGACCGCCGCGGCCTACCCGGCGCCGTCGGGGGCGCTCGAAGTGCAGGAACCGCCGGCGCGGACCGGGCGCAAGGAGTAGCGTGCGCCTGTTCGGCCTGGAGATCGCGCGGGCACGGTCGCTGGCCGTGCCCGCGGCGCCGGTGCCCGGCACCGGCGGCTGGCTGTCGGTCGTCCGCGAACCGTTCACCGGCGCCTGGCAGCAGAACCAGGAGATCGCGGCGCCGTCGGTGCTGGCCTACTCCGCGGTCTTTGCCTGTACGACCCTGATCGCCCAGGACATCGGAAAATTACCGCTGCGCCTGGTCGAGCAGGACGACGCCGGGATCTGGACGGAGATCTGGAGCCCGGCGTTTTCGCCCGTGCTCGCCAAACCCAACCGCTACCAGATCACGCCGAAGTTTCTCGAACAGTGGATGGTGTCGAAGCTCACGCACGGCAACACCTACGTGCTGAAACAGCGCGACGAGCGCGGCGTCGTGGTCGCGCTCTATGTGCTCGACCCGACCAAGGTCAAGCCGCTGGTGACGCCCGACGGCGCCGTCTACTACGAGCTGACGACCAACGACCTCGCCGGGATCGCCAACACGGTGATCGTGCCGGCGCGCGAGATCATCCATGACCTGATGGTGCCGCTGTTCCATCCGCTGGTCGGCGTGACGCCGATCTATGCGTGCGGGATGGTGGCACTCCAGGGGCTCAAGATTCAGGAAAACAGCACCAATTTTTTCGCGAATGGCTCATCGCCGGGCGGCGTGCTGATGGCGCCGGGCGATCTACCGTTCGAGAAAGCGCAGAAGATCGAACAGACCTGGACGGAGAAATATACCGGCGCCAACGTCGGGCGCGTGGCGATTCTCAGCGGCGGCCTGACCTATCAGCCGCTGACGGTCAACGCCGCGGATGCGCAATTGATCGACCAGCTCAAATGGACGGTCGAGCAAGTGTGTGCGTGTTACCACGTCCCGGCGGCGCTGATCGATTCGAGCCATCAGCCGCCGTACGCCAACAGTGAACCGCTGGTGCAGCAGTACTACAGCCAGTGTCTGCAGTGCCTGATCGTCGCGCTGGAGCTGGCGCTCGACCACGGCCTGGGCCTGGTCGACGTGCCGGGTAAACGCTACGGAACGGAGTTTGATGTCGACGCGCTGATCTGGATGGACAGCACGACCAAGACGAAGATCGCGACTGACGCGATCGTCGGCGGCGTGCTGTCGCCGAACGAATCGCGGGCGAAGTACTTCGGGCTGGGCGGCGTCGACGGCGGGGATACGCCCTACATGCAGCAGCAAATGGTGTCGATCGCGGCGCTGTCGAAACGCGACGCGTCGGACTGGCTGGCGCCGACGCCGCCGCCGGCGCCGCTGCCAGCGGTCGTCGAGGACGACGGCGACGATCTCGACCTCAACGCGTTGACGGAACTCCTGACCGCGGACTGGGGTGCCCATGGCGAAGCTTGACGATCTCGCGGCGGTCGTGCGCCTGACGATTAAGGCCGCGCTGGCGCCGGAACAGGCGCGGAGCGCGCGGCTCGACCAGGCCCTGACCGAGGCGCGCGCGGAGGTGGCGCTCCTGCGCGAGCGCCTGGCTGTCGTCGAGGCCCGCGAGCCCGTGCCAGGGCCGCCCGGCCCAGCCGGTGCGGACGGCGCCAGTTTCACCGCCGGCGATCTCGAATGCGTGCAGGCGCCCGACGACCCCCGCCTGGTCACGCTGCAGTTCCGCCACGGCGAGATCGTCACGCCCGCCGGGCAATTGCATTTCCGCGGCGTGCCGCTCTTCTGCGGCGTCTGGCAGCGCGGCGGGCGCTACGAGCCCGGCGACCTGGTCACCTGGAACGGCTCGCAGTGGCACTGTAACGCCGCGACGAGCGAGCGCCCGGGCGGGGAAAGCCCGGCCTGGACGCTGGCCGTCAAGTGCGGCAAGGACGGTAAGGACGCGGCTGGGGTGACCGACCTCCGGGGGGCGCGCTGATGGCGGCGACCCTGGTGACGCTGCAGCAGGCCAAGGACTACCTGCGCACGGGCACGCCGGCCGGGCATCCTGACGATCCGCCGCTCCAGGCCGCGATCGACGCCGCGGAGTACGTGATCCTCGAATACCTGAGCCCGTATCCCGAAGATGCCGAGATCGTCGGGGCGTGGACGCCGGCGACGGCGCCGCCGATCGTGCCGCAGATGATCCTCTTCCAGACCGGCGAGTACTGGCGCTTTCGGGGCGACGACCTGGAGGGCGGCGGGCCCAGGCGTGACCTCGACCGCGGCGATCTCCATCCGCTGGTCGTCGGCGCGCTGCGCCGGCTGCGCACGCCGGTGATCGCATGATGCCCGCCGGTCGCCGGACCAAGTACGTGACGCTGGAGGCGCCCGGCGCCCCCGTGCCCGACGGCGCCGGCGGCTATACCGAAACCTGGGCGCCGCTCGACCCGCCGGCGACCTGGGCGGCGCTCGACGCGCTGTCGGCCGCTGATATGGAACGGGTCACCGCCGACACTATCGTCGCGAGCGGCACCTACGCGATCACGCTGCCCTATCACCCGGGCGTGACCGTCGAAACGCGGATCACCTACGTCGACCCCGACCGCGGGCCGCGCGTGTTCCAGGTGCTCGGGCTGCGCGACCCCGACGAAGCCCGGCGCGAACTTATCCTGGTCGCCGCGGAGGC